CGTGAAGATGAGGAATCTCCGCAACAACGATTTGCATATGTTTCATCGGCTTTTGGCACCAATAAGGAACACGCTCAACGTTTATATGATTATTCATCTAATCATTGGTTGTCATATTCTACACCAATTTTATCTTATGGTCGTTCCAAACGTGGATTACCAATCTCTTGTTTTCTTAATTACGTAGAAGATACAGCTGAAGGATTGGTTAACAACCTGTCGGAAACTAATTGGCTTAGCATGTTTGGTGGCGGTGTTGGTATCGGTTTCGGCATTCGTAGTGCAGATGACAAATCTACCGGAGTTATGCCACACCTTAAAATCTATGATGCATCTTCTCTTGCTTACAGACAAGGCCGGACTCGTAGAGGCAGTTATGCTGCTTATCTTGATATTTCCCATCCGGACCTTATTGCATTTTTAGAAATGAGAAAACCAACAGGTGATCCAAATGTGCGTTGTATGAACATGCACCACGGTATCAACATCACCGATGACTTCATGCAAATTATTGAAAACTGCATGATTGATCCTGAAGCTAATGATGATTGGGAATTAAAAGATCCACATTCTGGTGAAGTACGTGAAGTTGTTTCAGCAAAACACTTATGGCAACAAATACTTGAATTGCGTATGCATACAGGTGAACCATATATACACTTCATTGATACTAGTAATAGATTTTTGCCACAGTTCTTAAAAGACAAAGGCCTTAAAATACATCAATCTAATTTATGTTCTGAGATTATATTACCAACGAATGAGGAACGCACCGCAGTGTGTTGTCTCTCATCTTTGAATTTGGAGACTTATGATGAATGGAAAGACAACAAATTATTCCTTAAAGACGTTGCTGAAATGCTCGACAACGTATTACAGCATTTTATTGATAACGCTCCTGATGTTATTCAGCGGGCCAGATACTCAGCAGCACTTGAGCGAAGCATTGGTATTGGCGCTCTCGGGTTTCATGCTTACCTTCAGCGCAATGGTATTGCTTTCGAGGGTGTTATGGCGAAAGTCGCAAACAACAAAATCTTTAAAACGATAAGAGAGGGATTAGATGAAGCTAATCAAATTTTGGGAAGAGAACGTGGGGAAGCTCCTGATGCTCGTGGTACTGGTCAACGTTTCAGTCATCTCATGGCTATCGCTCCAAATGCTTCTTCGTCTATCATTATGGGAAATACTTCTCCTAGTGTCGAACCTTATCGTGCTAATGCTTATAGGCAGGACACTTTATCGGGGTCATCGTTAACTAAGAATAAATGGTTGAATAGACTCATTGAAAGTAAATTATCAAGTGAGAGTGGAACAATATCTACTGATGAGTATAATGATGTTTGGTCCAGTATTATTGCTAATGATGGTTCCGTTCAACATTTGGATATTTTAAATGAGAATGAGAAAGCTGTATTTAAAACTTCAATGGAAATTGACCAGCGTTGGGTGATTGAACTTGCAGCTGATAGACAAGTGTATATCGACCAAGCACAATCGTTGAATTTATTCTTCCGTCCAGATGCACACATTAAGTATATTCACGCAATACATTTCATGGCGTGGAAAAAAGGATTAAAGACTCTTTACTACTGCCGTTCAGAAAAGATTGGTAAGGCAGATAAGGTATCTAAGAAGATTGAACGTCAAGTTATTAAAGAACTGGACATGATCCAGGTAGCACAAGGTAATGATTGTATTGCTTGTGAAGGTTGATTATTTGTTATTGGGTTTCATAAACAAATTAACGAAAGAATAAAATGATAGTATTGGACGAATCAGCAAAAGAAAAAATTGCGGACATGTACATAGATGAAAAAGATGATAAGATTAAAGGATTAAGAGTTTTCGTGCAAGGTGGTGGATGCTCAGGATTCTCTTATGGATTTACATGGGAAACAGAAAAAAATGAAGATGATTATGAATTTCCTATTGTTGAAAACTTGCAAGTGTTAGTTGATGCAGCCAGTATGCAATACTTACAAGGTGCAGTAATCAAATACAAAACAGAATTGATGGGTTCCAATTTTGTTATCGAAAATCCAAATGCAACCAGTAAATGTGGTTGCGGTTCTTCATTTGCGGCGTAGATAAAAATGGCTTACTCAGATAAAGTAATTGACCACTATGAAAACCCACGAAATGTGGGTAGATTCGATATAGATGATACTGTCGGTACAGGTATGGTGGGTGCGCCAGCGTGTGGTGACGTTATGAAATTACAAATAAAGGTTGAAGATGGTATTATTAGAGATGCTTGTTTCAAGACATATGGATGCGGTTCAGCAATCGCAAGTTCATCCTTGGTTACGGAGTGGGTCAAAGGTAAAACTTTGGATGAAGCTTCTACTATTAAGAATTCTGATATCGCAGAAGAATTAGCTTTACCACCAGTTAAAATACATTGTTCAATATTGGCCGAAGATGCAGTCAAAGCGGCCATCGAAGATTTTAGAAAGAAAGAAAAGAAATGAGATTGTTAAGATTTACTGCTTCATGGTGTAATCCATGTAAGCAACTTTCAGAGAATTTAGAACGAGCAGATTTGAAAATACCAATTGAGGTGATCGACATTGATGCACATTCTGAGGTTGCAGTTGATTACGGCATTCGTTCTGTGCCTACATTGGTAATGATGGACGGAAATATAGAAGTAAAAAGATTTGTCGGCAATAAAACCGTATCAGAAATAAAAGAGTGGGCCAAATGATTAAAAAAATAAAAGAAACAAGATTAACGGATACAAGAGACTCATTTAAACCGTTTAACTATCCTTGGGCATATGATGCTTGGTTAAAACACGAGCAATCACATTGGTTACACACAGAAGTTCCAATGTCAGAGGACGTAAAAGATTGGAAGAAGAAACTCTCCAAACCAGAAAAACATTTCTTAACAAACATCTTTAGATTCTTCACGCAAGGTGACATTGACGTTGCTGGTGGTTATGTAAATAATTATTTACCACACTTCCCTCAGCCAGAAGTTCGTATGATGTTGATGGGATTCGCAGCACGAGAAGCACTTCATATTGCTGCTTATTCACACCTAATCGAAACTCTTGGTTTGCCTGAAACGATGTACAATGAATTTCTTGCATATCAAGAAATGAAGGATAAGCACGACTATGTGATGGACATCTCATCAAAGAACGGTGACAAGGCAAGTACAGCAACACATATTGCAGTCTTTTCAGCATTCACAGAAGGAATGCAATTGTTCAGTTCATTCATTATGTTGTTGAATTTCCCACGCCACGGTAAAATGAAAGGTATGGGACAGATTGTGACATGGTCTATTGTTGATGAGACAATGCACGCTGAATCAATGATTAAATTATTCCGCACCTACATAGAAGAAAATAAAGAAATTTGGAATGATGATTTGAAGGGTAAAATTTACTCTATCGCAGAACGAATGGTTGAGTTAGAAGATAAGTTTATTGACTTGTCTTTTGGTGCAAACCTAATGGAAGGATTAACATCCGAAGAAGTTAAGAAGTATATTCGTTATATTGCTGATAGACGCCTTATCTCATTAGGTCTCAAAGGTATTTTTAAAGTGAAAAAGAATCCTCTACCATGGGTTGAGGAAATGATTAACGCACCTACTCATACAAACTTCTTTGAAAATCGGGCAACTGATTATGCAAAGGGTGCTTTGGGTGGAGATTGGAGTGATGTGTGGGCAGCATAGATAACAACAAAACAAGAGGAAAATAATGACAACTAGAACAATAACAGCAGAATGTGATAGCTGCGAATCAAGTTTTGAGGTATTTTACATGGAAGAATTAACATCAGAAGATTTACCAGAATTTTGTCCATTTTGTGGAGAACATATCGAAAAGATAACAGAAGAAACCACAGACGATGCGGAATACGATGACGAAGATGATAAATGGCAATAAACTGGATACACAAGGACAAAGATTTTACCGAAGATTTAATTGGTGAATATTATGGTTTTGTTTATCGTATTACCAACAAGGTAGACGGTAAACAATACATTGGTAAAAAGTTCTTCTATTCATCCAAGACTAAACAGGTCAAACTAAAGAAGAAACGTTTTAAGGTTCCATCGGATTGGCAAACTTACTACGGTTCTAATGACATTTTAAAAAAAGATGTTATAATGCATGGAGAAGAAAATTTCACCAGAGAAATTATTCACCTGTGCAAGACCAAAGGTGAATGTGGTTATCTTGAAGCCAAGGAACAATTTGTCAATGCTGTTTTAGAGAGTGACAATTTCTACAACAGTTGGATCATGGTTAGGGTGAGAAAATCTCACATAAAAGGATTGCAATGTTAGATTACTTGGAAGATTTAGGTGAGTATGATACTCTACTATTTTTGCCACTAGAAAATGATGAAGATATACACATACAAACTAACATGTATAAAAATCCAGGTGTACCTATAGAAAGTGGTATTGTAGGTCCATCATGGCATGTTTTGTTGTTTAAATGCAACGAAGAAAAAGGAGATGTGGAAAACTTAGACACATTTGATGCCGTTTTCTCGGATCCACGAGAGTATATCTCCAGTATGATTATGCAAGGTTGGTATGGTATAGTTTCACGAAAAACCACAACATCGCACACATTTATCAATGATGCGCTTGCCAAATTTAGTAGTATGGTGTAGAATACACGTACTATAACTGAAAGTTTATTATGATTCTCGTTGACCTTAACCAGGTACTACTATCTGGTCTTATGGCCCAAATTGCCGGACAAAAGGGTGTTAAACTCGAAGAAGGTTTGATTCGCCATATGATCCTAAACATCATTCGGACGCACCTAAGAACCTTCCGCAAAGACTATGGTGAAGTTGTCTTATGTTCGGACAACCGAAACTATTGGCGCAAGGAATACTTTCCCTTCTATAAAGCTGGCCGCAAAAAAACAAGAGAGAAGTCTGACCTTGATTGGCATCTAATCTTTGATATGTTGGCTAAATTCCGTAATGAACTACGTGAATCTTTTCCATACAAGGTCATTGATGTTGATGGTGCAGAAGCTGATGATATCATTGGTACTCTTGTACCTCGTCACATCATGCACGAAGATATTGTAATTATCTCCAGTGACGGAGACTTCTTACAATTGCAACAATACAATGGTCGTAGCAAGTACACCGTTAAACAATACAATCCTGCTCAGAAGAAATTTATTGTTTCGCAGAATCCAATCCAAGACTTGAAACAAAAAATCATTACCGGTGATAAAGGTGATGGCATTCCAAACATCTTATCTCCTAGTGATACGTTTGTTAGAGATATTCGTCAGAAAACCATGACGGAAGCAAAATTGACAAAATTCATGGCAGAAGAATACACTGAGTATGAAGATATTGCTAAAACTGGATTCACACGTAATCAAGTACTTATTGACCTCAGGCTAATTCCTGGTGATATACAGTCTAAAATTATAAATACTTATGAAGAAACCAAACCTGCACCAAAAGGCAGAATTTTGGATTACTTTATATCACATAAACTAAAAGGTCTTATAGACGTTATTGGGGAATTTTAATGAAAAATATTTATGAAGTTTTTGACGATTTTGAATTGGCTAAGAATAAAAAAGAAAGAATGGATGTAATATCCAAAAACTTATCAAGTACTCTAGTAAAGATTCTTGAATTAACCTTCCATCCACAAATTGAGTGGAATGTTAAAGAGTTGCCGGAAAATTATAAGATTCCAACCGATATGTTACCTGGAATTACTTACGACAATCTCAATTCACAATTGCGTAGATTGTATATGTTCCGTAAAGGTGATCCAACAGCCGAAAAATTAACTGACGAAAGAAGCAACACATTGTTGTTACAAATTCTTGAATCAATAGAACCTCGTGAAGCTGAAGTTATATTGGGTATCTTCCAAAAAGATTTGGGAGTAAAGGGTCTTGATTATAAATTTGTTAAAGAGGCTTTCCCAAATCTAATTCCATGATAAAAGAAAAGATAATTGTAACGTCCGGTGATTTTGATCCAATTACGTTACGAGAATTAAATTTTTTACAGAAGTGTAAATCTAAAGGCAACTGGCTGGCAGTAGGTTTACACTCCGATATGTTATTGAGTTTGAAAAACGGTTTTGTTGATGAAACTTTATATAACCGAATGGAATTAATTTCCAATCTCAAATGTGTAGATGAGGTTTTTCAATTTAATGATGGTGATGGAACCGTATGTAATCTATTAAAGCTTGTAAAGTACTGTTATCCTCTAGCAGACATTACTTATATTTCGGAGTATGATATGCACAACACACCCGAAACTAAAATTAGAGGTATAAATTTTGAAGTTATTAAATAGGAGATAATAAAGTGCCAAAAGATGTTGCGAAGTTTCGTAAAAACCGAGACTACAACGATGATTTCAGTTTCGAAAAGAGAAAAAAACCACGTAGTAGTAGTCACAACCCAAATAAGCGGGTAATGAATTATGACTACGAGGATGTTTACCAA